AGAAGATCGGCACTGCCACCCAAATCGCCACCATCTGCCATCGCGGTTTCGCGTATGCCGTGGATGACGTTGCGATGCTCGCGGCCGGTGAAGACCCCATGCTTCACATCCGCAACCAGCTGGCCGATGCCATCAACAAGCTGAACAGCGCCCGCCTGTTCTCCCAGCTTGCTGGTCTGTTCGGTTCTGCCCTGAGCGGCCACTCCCTGGACGTTGCTGTTGGCGCCACCAGCGGCCAAGCCGAAGCCAACTTCCTGACCGCTGCCACCGTGGCCCGCGCCCGCGCCCTTCTGGGTGAGCGCGGCGACGAGCTGGACACCCTGGTTGTCCACCCCTCCGTCGGCTTCTACCTGTATCAGGTTGGCCTGCTGACCTTCTCCACCTCCGCACTCGCCGCTTCCGGCGCTGTGACCTGGGGTGGCGGCGGCGTCGGCGTTGGTGCACGTTCTATCGGCGAATTCGCCGGTATGCGCGTGATCATGGACCCCGCAGTCAACACTGTCCGTCCTGGCACCAGCACCCACGTCAGCGAGTTCCGTTGCTTCCTCGCCAAGGGCGGCAGCATCCTCGAAGGCGTCCAGCAGGACCTCCGCATCGAGGCCGACCGCAACATCCTGTCCAAGCAGGACGTGCTCTCGGTTGACTACCACTCTGCCTATCACGTGATGGGCACCAAGTGGACCTCCGCCAACGACAACCCGACCAACGCCACCCTGGCCACCTCGGGCAACTGGAGCGCCACCTACGACATCGACCTCATCCCCGTGGTCGAAGTCATCGTGAACACCCCTCTGGACACCACCGCTATCCCCTAACTAGCGGTTTTAGATCCAACCTCGGCCCCACTTCGGTGGGGCTTTTTTATTAGCGCTACACTGCAAGAAAGTACGTGTAGTAGTTGTGGCCGCCACGATCAACGCCACATTGAGTAGCGCCTCCGCTAACAGCTATGTGACGCTGGCCGAGGCAAATACCTACTTCGAGACCGTACCCAGCTCCGCCACCTGGGACGACAAAACCGACGACCAAAAGAACCGCTCGCTAATTTCCGCGACCCGCTGGATCGACAGCCTGAACTTTTACGGCGACCGCTGCGACAACGACCAAGCGCTGAAGTGGCCCCGCAACAATTACCACGTCGATAACGTCGAGCTGGTCTGCAGCGCCATCCCCGCCGACATCAAATACGCCACCTACGAGCTGGCACGCGCATTAGCCAACGACACTGGCGCCATCACCGACGCCACAGGCGAAACCGGCCTCTACGAAGCCGTCAAATTGGGCGACATCGAAGTCAAATACAACAAATCCAGCCAAGCTGTTGGCACCATCAACAACGTCTTCGATGTTTATCCTTGGCTGCAGTCTTATCTCGGTGCTTATTGCCTTGGAGGTAGCGGCAGCTATCAAGTACGTGTTGTGAGGGGTTAATCATGGCCGGAGCACTCGACAGCCTCTTCAAAAGCGTCGCCAAATCGGTGGTATCAGACCTTGGTACTGCCCTCGACACCACCATCACTTACACGCGCAAAGCGTCGCCTAGCTACAACTACGCGACCGGCGCACTAACCACAACGGACACCAGCTATTCCAGCATCAAAGTTCCCGTTGAATTTGTCGTCTCTCAAGAAGAGGAAGGACGCGAAGAACGCCAGGCCAAGATTTACATCACCCCAGACAAAATTGGCGGTAACCAGCCTACCTTCGAGGACCAAGTCACTCTTAGCTATGCCGGCGCTTCTCGAACCGCGCAGATAACCGACATCCGCACATATCGCGGCGGTCAAGAGTATCTCTACATCCTGTTGGTGCGCTTCTAATGGCACGCAAACGGGGCATCGACAAGATCGTTTCTGACCTTGAAGGCCAACTAAACCGGGACTTCAACGCGTTCATCCAGCTCGCTTTAGAGGGACTTGCAACGAAGCAAAATAGCCCGGTATACACAGGATTCTTTGCCTCTAGCTGGCGCGCTTCAACTCAAAGAACAAAACCAGTTGATCGCGTGGAAGACTTTGCGCCTTGGAACAATCTGAAGAAACGGCGCACCAAAGGCGACACGACAGCTTTCCGGATCGAACCCCGCTTCAAACCGCCCGAATTTAAGTACAGAAATAAAGTTTTTATTGGAAACAGTGTCAAGTACGCTGCGTACGCGCTTGAAAGTCCCAAAGTTGCTCGTTTTGTGCAGGGTGAGTTGCGGAACCTTATCCAGGACACTTTCCAAGAAAAACGCGGACCTCAGGTTCTTGTTGGAGCCCGCAAGGGTACAGGGGGGCTAGGTTTCCTCGGAGGAAAAGGCAACTATGTTTCCTATGAGAGGGTGTAACCGATGACGCTCGTTAAGGCTCGCGCTGCATTTGAAAAAGCCGTAACTGACGCAGTTTCAAGTGCGGACAGCGACGTGCGTATGGTGTACGACAACGTGGCGTTCACCACTCCGGGCAAAAGCGAAAAGTACATTTTGATGTCCGTGAGCTTCGCCCAAGCAACCCTGCAGACCCAAGGCGCAGCACAGGATTTTTACTCCGGCACAATCCAATGCAACGTTTACGTGCCGAAATCCGCTGGAACCTCCGTACTGTCGGCAATCAGTGAGGCTGTCATTGACGGTCTGACCTCAGTGAATGCCAGTGGCTACACGGACACCTACAGCACATCTCCTCGGGTGCTCGACATCGTCGGCCCAACCCCACTCGATATTGAGGACCGTTCCCACTTCGTGGGCATCGTGTCTTGTCAATTCACAGCCCGTGCGTAGTATTCTGTAGTAACCAACAACTCGTTTTATGCGTGCTACTGAACTGCTCCGTAACAAATTCGGAGTCAGCCAGCTCTATAAGTACGAATTGAAAGTCGAAGGCGAAGTCGCACTGGAGATCTACTGGCACCCCCTGACCATCGCCGAGCGCGAATCCATCCAAAAGAAAGTTGACGGCGACGATGCCGGCGATTTCGCCCTGAGCCTGATGATCGAAAAGGCTTTGGACAAAGACGGCAAGCGTTTGTTCACTGACGGCGAACGCGCTGCCCTCCGCCGCGATGTTCAGGCCAGCGTCCTCCAGGAAATCCAGCTGGCGATGCTGACCTCCGGCGCTGAAAACAAGGTGGAGGAAGCGAAGGCCGCTCTCAAAAGCTAATAAGGACTGGCTCTTCCTGTTTTTCTTGGCCAAGGAGCTGGGCATGACAGTGCGCCAGCTCACCCGCGAGCTAACAACAGAAGAGCTAGTTGCTTGGGGCGCGTTCTACGACCTCAAAGGCGAAGAGGAAGAAAAAGTAATGGATCGGGCCAGAACTTCTAGGGGAGCCCAGTCTGTGCGCAGGCGTTAGACTGCTTCAGAGGTTCTGCGCGCGATCGTGGCCAATTACGGCGTAGATATTGAGGTCGCGCTTAAAGGCGTAGAGAAATTAAGGCAGTTTGACAAGCTGATTTCTCATAGCGTTGACGAACTCAACAAGCTGGAGAAAGCGCTAAAGAACGTAAATAAGCAAAATCCTTACGATGTTGCCGGTGCACGGCGTGTAACTGAACTCGACAAAAAACGCACTGACTTTATCCGTCAGCAAAATCGTCTTTTAAGTGAACAAGAGCGTCACCGCAGGACTATTGCATCGGAGGCTGCAAAAGCCAGTCTTCTCGATCAAGCAGCAGCACGCCGGGCCGGTGGAGGTGGAATCCAACGGCGCCCCATCGCTGGCGTTGCCTATCCCCAAGGCGCTGGTCCCGGTGAGGGGCCGCAGGCGGCGTTTAATCGTCAGATGGCCCAAGAACGGCAAGCTGCCCTCGGCCGTCGAAAGGTTAATGACATCAAGCAAGCAACCCGCTTTCTTGAGATTGACCTGATTAACAAACAGATACAGTTAGAGATTGATGGGATAGAGCGTATCGGCAAGCGCCAGGCCGAAAATAATAAAAATTGGTTGAAAGATTTTGATGCGCGCTTACGAGCACGCCAAGAAGAAAAAGAAGAAGCCTTAAAAATTGCAAAAATTGAGGCTGACGCAGCAACTAAGAGACAGCGAGAACAAAAACAACTTATCGCTGCCCGAAGCAGACAACGTAAAGAAGCTCTAGGTAGTGCTCTCATTGGTGGCGCATTTCCACTGCTCTTCGGTCAGGGCATAGGCGCAGCAGCCGGTGGCGCAGCTGGTGGTGGTCTTGGTGGATTGGCGGGCGGTCAACTGGGCTTCGGCCTTTCGCTGGTCGGCACTGCTATCGGATCTCTATTCGATCAACTCGCAAACAACGCAAAAGAGGCTGCCAAATCTTTACGTGATCCGATCACAAACTTTCAAGCAATTAAAGCCGCCGCCGTTCTTGCCTCGGGAGCGCAAGAACGTTATGTAGAAACACTAATTAAAACTGGAAAATTATCGCAGGCTAACGCGGTAATCCAAGAGGAAATAACAAAAAGAATAGGCACCGAGGGAGTTAAAGATCTTAATAACTTAGATGTCGCAAATACCAAATTTTTGCGAACTCTCGGGGAACTTGGTTTACAGCTTTCTGGATTTGTAGCCGGACCTTTGGCTGCATTTTTAAGCAGTGTCAACGAGGGGTTGTCCGTATTTACGCGCGCTAATCGAGCAAGCGCAGAAAGTCGCAGTTTCTTGGAGCGGCTTCCTGCAGACAAGCGCGCAGAGTTCCTACAACGCAATGTGCAACTGGGTAATCAGTTGGGGTTTGCGGGGCCTCAAGAAAGGGATCGCCGCTTAGCCGCATTGCGTGCCGAGTTTGAACCGTTTGCGGCTCCACTGCCGGCAGCACAACTAACGCCGGAAGCCCAGCAGCAACAAAAAATACAGCAGGGGATAACGGGTGAGATGCAACTGCAAGCCCAGCTTGCTGAAAAGCAGCTGGTTATTGCCCGCCAAAACGGCACCGTCAGTGCAGCAGCTCGCGCTCTCGCAGCACAAGCTGCCAACGATATTGAATACGAGATCGCAAAATTAGGCATCAAAAACCAGATGCTGCGCGAAGGCTTCGACTTGGAGCGCAACCAAGCTCTACACAGACAAGCCGCATTAAATCATCAAGCCAGACAGGCTGCCATTGCCGAACAACAACGTCAGCAAGAATTAGCTGACCTTCAACAACGTATATCTCTTACGGCTCAATCGCTGCAATTAAGTGCCCAAGCACATAGTTTAGATGAGCAGATTAGGTCTTTAGGTGTAACACAGGAAAAAGCACTTGAAAACAAACTACTTTCCCTCAAAGAACAGCATAGTTTCCAAAACCTTGCACTACAGATGGAGCACGAGGCTGCTCGATTAAGTGACGACTACCTTAAGAACCAAAAAGAAATCAATGAAAATCATAAATTGCAGACAGATAATCTTGCTAGACAGCAAAACCTAGAGCTTGCGCAAATAAGTCGTCAGCGAGAACTGCTTGCACTTACACGTATGCGCTCTGACCACGAACGTCAGCTGCAGTCTGCTCAAACACAAGCCGGATTCCAGAGTCAGCTTGCTGGCGCAGGCATCAATCCCTTTGTCGGACCCTTTGGTGAATCAGCCCGCGCCGAACAACAAATGGCGCTCGATTTTGCACTGCAAATAAAAAACAAACAGCTCGAAATTCAACAACTTACCGACGAGATGCGTCTTGCCGACGACGAAGAGCGCAAGCAGCTGGAAGACCGTCGCCAAGGACTCCAGAATCTGCTGGACCTTTATCGGGAGTACCAACCTCAGATAAACGCGGCCACTCTGGAACAGCAACGCTTCAATGAGGCACTGCAATTCACGCAACCCGTCGTCGATGGAGTTTTCCAGAGTTTGACGGCCGTTGCGGATGGGACAAAGACCGCCCAGCAAGCGTTCGCCGACTTCCTAATGACGATCGCAAACATGCTGGTTGATGTGGCGGCTCAGATGATTGCCACCTACATCGCCATCGGCATTGCACGCTCTTTTGCCGGCGTCCCCTCCGGCGAGAAAGCCAGCATCCCTGGCTCCATCGGCACAATGACGAACGGAGCGGTTGTCACACCTACCGGATTCCAAGGGCAGTTTGGAGGTTTTGCCGCCAACGGCGGCCAGATCCAAGGTGGCAAGTCGTACATCGTCGGCGAACGTGGCCCCGAACTGTTCACGCCCGGAGCCAGTGGGTTCGTAACTCCTAATCACGCGCTTGGAATGGGAGGCAGCAACAACATCGTCGTTAATGTGGATGCAACCGGATCCAGTGTCCAAGGTAATGAGGATGAATCCAAGCGCCTGGGCGAAGTCATTGGCATTGCCATCCGCCAAGAACTGATCAAGCAAAAACGTCCTGGAGGCTTGCTCGCATAATGGCCACTTTCCCTTCAATCACTCCGGCATACGGCGCACAAAAGACCAGTCGCCCACGGACTCGAACTGTTCAGTTCGGTGATGGCTACCAACAACGTCTGTTGTATGGGATTCCCAGTCACATGAATCCGAAGGAATGGGATTTGACCTGGAACGTCTCCGAAACCGACTCGGACACGATTGAGACTTTCCTGAATGCCCGCGCTGAGGATTCCGCCAGCTTCGACTGGACCCCGATAGACGAAACCACGTCCTACAAGTGGATTTGCCCCGAATGGAGCAAGACCATTCCCTATAACAACCGCGCCACGATCACAGCCACCTTCCGGCAAGTATTTGAACCCTGATGGCGGTCCCGTTTTCCGAGCTTCAGAAGATCAACCCGAGCAGCGTTATCGAGCTGTTCTCACTGGAGCTGTTTGCCAATATCCATGGGTCTGCTTATACCTACCGATTCCACGCAGGCATCAACGACGTTGGTTCTGGGCTGCAGAACATCACTTGGGATGGCAACGAGTACCAAAAGTTTCCGATTGAAGTTGAGGGTTTTGAATACAACGCCGAAAGCGGCAGCCCGCCACGCCCCACGATCACCGTCTCCAACCTGCTCGGCGGCATCACTGCAATCCTGCTGGGTGTCAACGAAGCCACCCCTGGCAATGATCTGACTGGCGCAAAGCTGACGCGGATCCGCACTTTGGTCCGCTACATCGACGCGGTGAACTTTGAGGGCGGAACCAATCCCTTTGGGACGCCGGACGCTACTGCCAAGCTGCCCGATGAGATTTATTACGTTGCCCGTAAGGTCAGCGAAGATCGCAATGCAGTCCAGTTTGAACTCGGGGCAGTATTCGATCTCGCCGGAGTCCGGGCTCCGAAACGTCAGTGCAACGCCAATCTTTGCCCTTGGATTTACAAAGGCTCGGAGTGCGGGTATAGCGGCACCAAGTATTTCGACGAGAACGACAAGGCTGTAACAGGTTCTGGTCTGGACGTATGCGGCAAGCGTCTTTCGAGCTGTCAGATTAGGTTTGGGTCGAACAATGAATTGCCGTTCGGCGGATTCCCCGGCATCGGCGCATTTAACGGATGAAGGCAACCGCTAAGGCAAAAGCACTGGAGCACGCAAAGGCGGAGGATCCACGGGAAGCCTGCGGTTTGCTGGTGGTGGTCAAAGGACGGGAACATTACGTCCCGTGTAAGAACTTGGCGGAAGGCAACGAGTTTTTCATACTTGACCCTGCTGACTACGCGGCAGCAGAAGACAAAGGCGAAGTCACCGCCGTCATCCACAGCCACCCGGTCACCCCGCCGATCCCGAGCCAAGCTGATCGACTGGCGTGCGAGAAATCCGGCTTGCCCTGGTACATCGTCAATCCCAAAACGGAGCAATGGGGAAGCTGCGAGCCCGAGGGTTACAAGGCACCGCTAATCGGTCGGGAATGGGTCTGGGGCGTAACTGACTGCTGGACGTTAGTTCGCGACTGGTACGCCGAACAGGGAATTGAGTTGCGCGATTGGGACCGCCCGACCACACCTGAGGAGTTCAACGAGAATCCGATGTTTGATGACTGCTGGCAGGAGATTGGTTTTTACAAGGTCGATATTGAGGACATGCAGCCTGGCGACGCGCTGCTAATGGCAATCGACTCAAACAAGCTGAACCACGTCGGCGTCTACATCGGTGATCAGATGGTGTTGCACCATTTACGCGGTCGCCTGTCCAGCCGTGATTTATTGGGCGAGTGGCTCCTAAAATGCACTGGCAGGGTGCTTCGGTATGGTGCGTGAAATCAAGCTATACGGAGCCCTCGCAAAGTTTGTAGGGCAGCGGCGGTTCCTGGCTGAGATCAATAGTGCTGCTGAAGCAGTCCGAATGCTGCTGGCCAACTTCCCAGGACTAGAGCAGCACATGGCTGAACAGCATTACAAAGTAATTGTTGATGGATACGCTTCGGATCTAGAAGAGATTCACTATCCAGCAAGTCAGACAATCAAAATTGTTCCGGTGCTTGGTGGTGCGGGAGGTGGAGTTGGAAAAATTGTGGCAGGGGTGGCACTCGTAGCTTTTGCCATTGCAACTGCAGGTGTCGGCTCAGGATTTCTTGGTTTAGGCGCTGGCTTGACAGGTGCTGTTGGACCATTTGCCGGCGGCTTAACTTCAGGTTTTATTCTCGGTTCAGCAGCTTCGACAATTATTGGTTCAATCGGTGTTGCTTTAATTTTAGGCGGTGTTTCTCAGCTGATTAGCCCTACGCCTCAGATGGGCACTATTGGCCCTCTAGGTGGCGTTGGTGGTACAGGCAGGCGCCAAACCTCAACAGAGGGAACGGAGTTCGACCCTCAGGAGTCTTATAGCTTCAGTGGGATTCAGAACACCAGCAAACAGGGCGTTCCGGTCCCTGTGGTCTACGGCGAAACCATCGTTGGCTCGGTGGTGATTTCTGCCGGCATCGACGTTGACACGATCTGATCATGGCTGAAAAAGAAACCAAGCAGATCATTGGTGCCGGCGGTGGCGGCGGAGGTGGTGGCGGCGGTCAAACGGTCGTTCAGCAAACCGTTGTTGTCCAGCAGTCCGCACCACCTGCAACCCGGACGCCAACCCGCGAAGGCGACAACCTGGCGTCTACAGCCCACGCCAACCTGCTCGACCTACTGAGCGAAGGCGAAATTGAAGGCTTCCCTTCTGCCCGTGCCTACACACGCGGCACCACCAATTACAACCTGGCGCTGCTGAAAGATGTTTATCTGACCGACACGCCTGTTCTGCGCTCTGGGGCAGACGTAACCAACCTCACTGATTCGGACTACAACTTCAAAGGCGTCACAGTCAAAGCTCGCTATGGCACCAACGCCCAGAGCTATATCGACGGCTTTGGCGCGGTTGAGGACATCAAATCAGTCAACACTGAGGTCAAGAAAGACACCCCAGTTACCCGGCAGATTACTGACACAAACGTTGATGCAGTCCGCATCAGCTTGGCAATTTCCCGCTTGGAGCGCGGCACAC